ACACCGCCTCCGTGTCGGCGTTATGCTTTGTGGCGGCAGACTCCCATTGCTTCTGGCGTTCCGCCATGTAACCCGAGATGTTTTCCTTTGCCGCCTTTACCGTCTGGTCTCGATTGAATTTCGCCATCTCAATATCGGCAACCTTCGACTCCACCAAACGCTGAATCGTGGGATCGCCGATGGCCTCGAAAATTTTCTCCATCTTTACGTTCTCGGGACCGCCATGTTTTTTGATCTCCGCAATCACCTCGTCAGTAATCTTGGGAGATTTGCGCAACTGCGCATAAATAAACTCCCGCGACGTTGAGATGGTCTTCTCGTGTTCTTTGAATTTAGGATCAGCGTCCACGTCAAGTTTTGCGCGCCACTCGCGAAGGTCTTCCAATTCCTTCGTGATTTCCTCCGGCACCGGAGTGTTGAGTTTCGCCTCTAAATCCTGCTTTTCTTTTTTAAGCTGTTCAATCTGCTGCTCGCGCGCGGAAATCTCCTGCGCGGCACGAACTTTCACCGCCGAAAAAGATTCCGCCGCTTTGGGGCTGGAATTGGGCGGGAGTCCCGGCGAGTCCTTGAAAATATCCTCGGCGCGTTTGCGTTCGACTTCGGCCTTCTCGGCGGCGACCTTTGCTTCTTCCTGCTTGGCGGGATCATTTTCAGCCGCCTTGCGCGCGGCTTCGTCATCAGCCGCCTTGGTATCGACTTCGATTTTTTCCTCCGCTACTTCCGTCTTTTTCTTCAGGATCGCGTCAAGCGCGTCTCCCGGCTCCGCGTTAAAATCGGGGGATGTAGAGACTTTGCCTTGCTCGACGAGCGCCGCCGCTATATCTGCGTTGTTCTTTGCCACATCGGGAAATCCGCCTGTGGGTTCCGGTTTTGGGATGATTTCATCTGCCATAAATTATTCCGATGCCTCCGTAAAATCCAGATAAAATTTCTGGCCCGGTTTGAACTTGCCATGCAGCGCCGGATTAGAGATCGTAAGCCGCACCTCACCCGATGGGGTAAAACGAGCATACGTATTATCCTCAGATTCACCTTCCGGGCCGAATCCTTTGCTGCATACAGCACTGAGTTTTATTTCTTCCTGACTCAGATACTGAGTCACCGATTGTATTTGCATTTTTGCTCTCATCATAAATTAAGTTGTGATTTTGTTGCCGTCCTGCCACTTGGAATCGTCCGTAAGGTCCGGCAAATCAGTTGCCGCCACGACTTCATCCGGGACGGGATGCGCCAGCGCAAGAATGATTCGGATCGCCTCGCCGACACCCGCCACCATGCCAGTCCGGCATAGGATTTTATTTGTGTCGCCTTCGGTTATCAACGTCGGCGCTTGCTCCGCCACTTTGGGCAACAGCCGAGTTCCGGCACGAGTTTCTAAAAATTGACGAAGTTGAGTTGAATCGTCGCTATCCCATTCAAGGGCGGAGTTTGTGATTTCCATAGGGGTATTATGGTTTTATATTACGTCTGGTATCGGAGCATTTATTTCTTCGGCATCGTGCGCCTGAGACTCTTGAGATAGTGATGCGGCTTCTTCATCCAAGGCTTTTAATTCCGCAATGGTCTTACCGGCACTCTTAACAAAGTCCGCAATCTGCTTTAGCTGTTCCTTGGGAACGCCCTGCTCGACCGCCCGATTGTAATGCTCGGTGATATGCGCAACGATTGGCTCCAACTGCGCGGTCTCGGCCTGCCCCTGCATGATCGCCGACGCGAGTTGCTCCGCAATCGGCATCAACACTTCCAAATGAATCATGTGATTGTCGCGCGGACTGACCGCAACCGGCTGGCCTTGCGAAAGCAATATCAGTTCCATTTGCTGCAACCGCTGCTGTTCGGTCTGAACGGTTGGGTCGTTTTCCGGCAGCAACACCCGCTTGGAAAAATCCGCGTTCATGCGCGCGTTCAAATCCTCAACTTCAAGCTGCCGTTGGTTGTATAAAGGATTGCCGCGCTTCTCTGCCGCCAACGCAACGATCATCTGACGCTGAATCGGAGTTAAATCATTGATAGTCCCCGCCACCGGCTGCTTGGCGAGTTCCGTAAGTTCCTCGCGAGTCATGTGCTTGAGTAATTCCTTCTGCATTTCTTTCGCATCATCCTCGACCGTCTCCGAATCACATAAGCGCCGCTGCATGGTGCTGACCATATTCACAAATTGTTCCAAGAACCGTGAGATTCTAACGTCGCGCTGTTCTTCCTCACGTTCGGCATAGAGATTCACCGCAGCCGGAGACCTAAATGCTTCGCCCTCAATTCGGGGCGGAGATGTGGACCCGATCAACTGGTCAACGATCATCGAAAAATAGGCGTCCAACTTCAGAAATGCCTCAACGTTACCATCGAATTTTTGTTCGAGAACATTCCAACCCTGCGGGATGATCAGCGCCGAGCCAATCACCGACATTTTAAAAGTATGAATACGTTTTATATCGCCTTGGATCAAAGTCTTGCCCGAAAGGATTGAGCGGTCAACGATTTCGTTGCGGGTTCTGTCGATCATCCCTGCCATTTCATAAATATCGCGGCCCACCCCCTTCGATCCGTGCAGGGTTCCGTTGCCTTTCTGGAAAGCGAAAAACGCGACACAATCCTCCATGGAATCAAACCGATCTTCCTTCTCAAATATCAGATCGTAGTCATTACCGGCTAGACGATAGTGAGAAACTTTTCCTTCTACTTCGCGCACCAGCAGAGTATAGACGGTAATGACACTCGCGCCCGCCATGTAAGACGCGCCTATAGTTAATTCTCGCGCTGCGTTCTGATACCACGCCTCCATGGACGTTTCCGGTCCCAGCCGGGCCTGAATTTGGGTGGGAGAAGCTTTATTGATCGCCGTTATCGTCTTGGATACATCCCAACCCACGGTTTCGGCGGACTCCTTGTCCTTGATATACGAATATAGCTCATGCGGCATGAACGTTTCCCGAAGCACAACCACTTGGGCCATGGACGGAAGCTGTTTTGTGCCATCGGACACCGCTGACTCGTCCTGCTTGAAATGTTTGGGGAACCAAGTAAACTCATCTAACCAGCCGACAATCGTATGGCCGAAAAGAGCGTTGTCGAAGCCGATGTCCTCGACAAGAGTAGTCCAGCCCACGCGCGCGCGAATGGTCTTAGTGATCAACTCACGAAATTTCTCCGTTTTTTCCACGGAATTCTGCCACCGATCCGACAAAGCCGAATTTGTAAGGTATTTTTGGGACGCGACCGCCCGCACGAACCGAGGCGCGACCTTTTCGATCATCGACGGCAGGGGTTTAGTCGTGAAATTCTGCTTCCACCCCAGCCCTTCGGCCTTTAGCTGCCCGGAGTCATAGGGCTTTTCGGCATTGTATTTCGCAAGGATTCGACTATTTACAATTTGCCGATTACGACCCGCCGAAATGATGGTTTTCACCACCTCTTTCGCCATACCAACATCTTTGATGGATTTCTGCGTTGGCTTGCCGGAAGGTCCAATCTTGGGGCTTTGGATCAAACCGTCGTGGGCGAAGTCTTTTGAATCAATCATAGAGTCTAATAATCAGTGGCGATTTTTGGGTTGTTTGTCACTTGACATATTTTCGCCTCCAAATCCTTTTCCAGCGATTTATCGGACATTTTTCCAGAGCCAGCATAGCCTTCGCGTCCACAAAACAACCGCACAAACGACATTGCTCATCGTTTGTTATCTCCGCGCACCGGTCACACTGTCCCCGACGCGCTCCCCACTCCTGATCGGTTACAAGCGTCTCAAAATCAAAAAACCATCCGAACAATCTACGCCCTTGGGCGGCAAGATAGCGAAACGGCATGTCCCATCGAAAAATCATACCACAATTTTTTTCCAACAGACAGCCGGAAGGTCGGGGTCATTCACACGAGGTTCGTCAAGGTGCACCGCCACGGCGGTGTCGAGGCCCAGCCGGTCACAAGCGTTTAAACGACTATCTATTACCCGCCGTGATAGGATGTCTTCGCGGGCTTCACTAAACGCCCGCCGACAAGTGCCGCACCCGCCCGAAACATCGACGTTATGCGGACATTTAGCACAAATATCAGCGCGCCGCTTGGCTTCTTCAGGCGTGACAAACGCCAACTGTTTTTTATGACGCCGGGTTTCCATCTGCCACGCCAGCGCCTTTCCTTTTAACGACTTACGCCCACCCCCAACAATCGGCACGGGCGGCGTAGGGTTCTGCTCCGAGCACAGGGACGGATTGTTTTCGCACGCCTGTTGGTGGATTTCTTTTTCGGGATCGCCGCGTTCCAAGTTATTTACCTTTCGGTAAACTTTCACGCGCGTAATCAAATCATTCCATCCCTTGGAACTTCGTAAAAGCGTCCCATCTGGATTTTTATATACAAACCCATTTGACGGATAGAGGTTGACGTTGATTCGTATCATTCTAAATTGAGAGTGTCCGTCATGTTTGTAATATCAATTCTCGCGCCACCCTCATAGCGGGCATTCCACCAACTATCGTCTTCGTTTCCCTCATCCGCATCGCCGCCCTTCATCGAGGGTATGAGGCCCGCGCCTTTACGCACGCCATGAACCAACAAAGTTATGGCATCGGCATCGTCCGGCGACTCCCAACTTCCACGAGATACATAATCCCGCTTGTTCTCTACTTTTGTCTTCGACCCCGACATACGAAAACGCCGCTGAGTCAGTTGTTGGGTGAGTTTCGTCATATCCACGGATGGATTGATAAGAAAATACCCAAACTCCCCGAACGCGCGCGTCGCGAACCAAAGTTCCGTCGCCAGCCGGTCGTATTGCTCCTTGGCCGTGTGGGTGTCCTCCATCATTATTTTCGACTCGGAGCAGCCCTCGGAATAATTCACGGCATGAATTGCCGACGACCACTCATGCTTTATCATGTCGGCTATGCCCTGCCCGTGACCCGTCCGGTCACAACAAAAATACTCTGGACGAATCCCGGAACGGCGGCAGAGTTGAATTAACTGATTTTTCATCACCA